CGGGTGCAGGCCGAAATGCTCCATGGTCTCGACGCGCGTCTTGCCGGTGCCCCACTCCTTCACCTTGGCGTCGTGCGGCACCCAATCGGTGCCGTCGATCCAGCCGTACTGCTTGCGGCGCGTCTCGATCTGGTCAGCAAAGTGTTCGACGCCGACGCCGGACGCCGCGTAGTGGTCGAGGATGACGATCTGCGAACCCTGCAGCTGCCACCACCAGATGCTGGTGTCGTCCTTCATGCCGATGTCCCACGCACGATGTACTGGCGTCGGCAAAGCCTCAACGGCAACGACACGCTCCTCGATGCGCACCTGCGCCATCTCGAGCGCAAAGTACGCGCCCAGTATCGCCGCGTTCCAATCGCAATAATATTCCTGCCGGAATTGTGCGCGCCCGACGTCGGCGCCGTAGAGCGCCTGATACTCGGCTAGGGCAGCTTGCAGAGCAGCAGCAGGCATTGCTCCCGTGTCGTCAACAGTGAGGAGCTGGGAGAACCAATCGGCAGACTGAGCTGCGTGCTGAAACATGGCGAGCGCGTGATTGCGTCCACGGGGAGTAGTGATGAACGTCGCCCAGCCTTCGTTCTCCTCGACCATAGGCCGGTGGTAAGCCCACGCGCTGGGATTACTGAGCGCCCATTCGCTGTAGACGATGCCGGTGACGCTGGCGCCGACAGTTGCGTCGTACCGATCGGAGCCAACGACCTGCCATGTACTTCCGTTGTGGAAGCGGATGAACATTTCGTTGTCGCTGACGTTTGCTCGCAGCTGGGTTGGGAATGCTTCATCGATGCGCCTCTTGCCGGTGTGTGCGTTGATCGCCGTCCAGATCGCCTTGCGTCCCTGATTATACTCCGGCAGGCAGTGCCAGTAATTTCCGACACGCTCGATTGCCGACACCATGGTGTGATGCAGACACACCTCGTCTTTTCCTGCGCGCCGATGCCAGACCGCCATCGCACGCTTGCCGCCGCGCGACAGATATTCCCACAACTTTTTTTGATGAGGGCGCGGTCGCCAGCCGTTGTACGGCACGTCAAGTTTTATTGTCGTCGTCAATGCCGATCATCTTTCTGATCGTGATCTCGATCGCCTTGCCGTCTTCGCCGGTCACGGGTTGCGGTGCGCGTCCCCAGCCGCGATCGAGCAGCAAACCAGCGGCGTGTGCGCGCGCAGCAGGCGGCGCAGTTTTCTGCCGCACGATGCCAGTGAGAACACGCACGCACGTTTCAGTCTGCGCGCGCGCCAAACTTCTCAGATCAGCTGGTGCTTTAGCCATTTACTTGCCTTCAGTTCACAAACACAAAGAGGGCGCGCAGCGCCCGATGCAGCGGACACTACGCGCCCTCCATCGGGGGCGTCAACGCCTGACCAGATTAACGCTCCCAATCCGGCACGACCGGAACCTCCTTGTGAACCACCATGGCGCGCAGCAGCAACGCGGCTGCTGGCGGAATGATGGCGTCACCGCTGATGAAGCGTCTGGCGGTGCGCTCCGAGAAACCCAGAAAGCGCCCGCTGCCAGCTTGGCTCATGCCAAGCTCCTTGATGATGCGCTTGTACTGCGTCGGCGTCATCTCGCGCTGATGCTGCCAGCTTTTGTCACTCATAGCGTGTGCCCCGACAATTCCTGCAAAACGCACGCAAGGATCATCAGGACGAGCACCGCGACGAGGATGCCTCCTGCTACCGCGAACATTGTGATGGTCTCCTTCTGTTGTGAACCAGCACCCTATTTAGGCCACCCGGACAGGGCTGTCAACTGGCTGTCAGGGGGGTCAAAATGGCCGATTTTGACCGCTTGACAGGGGAGTCTGGTTGGCCTATATATGAGGCTCAACCAAGGAGCTACCCCATGACCAACGGCAATGACTTTGACGACGACCTCCGCAACGCCGCCCGTGAGGCGGATGTTAAAAACCGCAACCAACTAAGTAATCCCCTATTAATGAAAAGGAATACGCAAATGACCCACGAACAAAAGCTTTTCAAAGATTGCCTCAAAGAGGTTAAGGCGCGTTGGGGTTCGGCTTTTTACAAGCTTGGCGACGAAATACAGCAAGCCCTCGTTCGCTCCGAAGCCCTCTCAAAAATTGGCTGCATGGAGTCAATGGAGAGCACTTCTGGCGGTCGCTTGGCTCTCGAAGCCCTGCGCTGGAGTTTGGAAAACGAAATCACCAGCAAAGCTAAAAAGTCTCGCGCAGACGTCGAACTTTACGACGCCATGCGGGACGGCAGCATTCTTCCTTAACACCTTACAAACGAGCAACCGGGAGAATTTGAAATGACACACCGCACAATCACCAAAGGCCGTTTCTGCCTCACGTTCATTCGCAATAGTGCAGCCAAGCAACTCGGAATTGGTTTTGGTTTCCGGCGCGGCATATGGGGCGATTGGCGCACTCGTTATGTTTTTCTCACGGGCCGCAAGCTTGGATTTATTGGCTGGTAATTATACGCAATCCGCAAAGTGCCAAAACCGCAACCAACTGAGAAACCAGAAAGGACCAAAACAAATGACCAAGACAAAGCGCGAAGGCAAAGGCAAGATCGCGGAGCACCACGCCGCGTGCAATCAGGCACGCGAACAGAAAACCGCCTACCCCAAGCGCGACGAGGCCCTGCAAATCTATTTCGACAGCACCACATGGGACGGCCTCAAGGACCGCGCCATCCGCGAGACGCAAGGCCGCATCGACGCCCTCGTTGGCGACCTCAAGCTGTCGAACGACCGCTTCGCTGGCTGGAAGCAGACACACACGCACTTTGACCCGGTCGATAAGTTCTGGGTCTCAGTGAAATAGTTTTAACCGGCCAGCTTGACATCCGTGTCAGGCTGGCCTATTTTCTTTACATCGTAACCATCACAAGGAACTGCCAACATGATGACCAAGTCCAACCTCTCCGCCACCATCGACGCTCTGGGCGACATCAAGGCCCAGATCGCTGACCTGACCGCCAAGGAGAAGGCGCTCAAGGATGCGCTGGCGGACCTCGAACCCGGCGCCTACGAGGGCGAGCTGTTCCGGCTCTCGATCTCGCAGAGCGACCGCGATAACCTCGACATGAAGGCCGTGCGCGAGAAGCTGTCGGACCAGTTCATTCGCGCCCACACCACCACGACCACCGTCCGCTCGCTGCGCGTCAGCGCCCGCAACGGAGACACCGGCAAATGAGCAGCCCAGCCCTAGTCCTGCCGCAGGTCAGCCTCAACGGCACCAACAAGCAGGAGCTGGTCAGCCAGCAGCTTGCCGTCGTCGGTGCCATCCGCGTCCTGCTCGAGGCCATGGGGGAGGCTGCTCCCCATGCCCGCGACTACCAGCGCGACCCCAGCCAGCTCGAACCGGCGAAGAAGGCTTGGACTGACCGCCGCATGCTGGTCTACGCGCTGCGCAAGGAAATCGAGCAGCACGCGGAGGCGATAGACGCCCTCCCCGGCTAGGTCATGTCGGGGATCGGATCGTCCATCTTGTCGCCCAGAACGACCCCATCGACGATCGCGTCGGTGGGGTCGTCTATTTCCGCCTTCACCCGCGTCACCGTCGCCCCCGGATAGGTCAATTTCGCGGCCACCACGGCCCTGTAGTGGGTCAGGAGCCGCCCAATCTCCTCCAGCGTATAGATTGCCACCTTCCTGCCCTCTGCGGCCACCTGTGAGGCTCTGGCGGCGTCCTGCACGATCGCCGCCACCGTGCCGTCCTCCAGCGTCAGCTCCCAGACCGCCGTGGACAACTGCCCATGCCCTGCCGTCGTCGCCATGCGGTCCAGCGCCATCCACCCCGCCAGCATCCTCGTTGCCTCGCGCCTGACCTCATCGAGGCCGCCATTGCAGATGGCGCTCGAGTACAGGAACCGCTGCCTGTCAAACTTCTCGCGGGTCTCGTTATCGACCAGCAGCCGCAGTCTGCCGCAGCCCCACTTGCGCTCGAGCTGGATGGCGACGGCGTCGGTGCCGTCGATGTAGCTCCTGCCTGTCAGGAAGGTGGCGTAGCTGGCGTCCCAGCGCGGCGGACCAAGGACCGGCTTCGCCGTGGGCGTCCTAGTTTTTGCCATGTCGCTCTGCCTCCTCCTGCAACGCCGCCCACAAGACCCTGCCGCGTTCATGACCCAGCAGCATGAATAATCTGCCCTCGGCAACACGCAACGTCCTGTGCGTCGCCGTGATCTCATCGACCAATTTGCTGACATCGGGCCGCCAGAGCAAATCCATGCACTCGCGCCAAAGTCGCATAAACATTTCCTTGTCGGTCTCGCCAGTTTCTTCCGCCATGATGGTCTCCCTTGGTTTGTGGTTTTACACTAAGAGGGCGGCGGCGGCGAAAGTGAGCCGCCCCTCTTAGGGGGGTATCCCTTCGCTTTCGCCACCTGTAATATCAATGACTTAGCACATGCGCTCTCGCCATCTTCGCAAATCACTTTCGCCTTCGCGAACAAGGACTTACACATTCACTTTCGCCAGAAAAAATCCATCCTCGCCGCTTTTATTCCTACAAATCGAGCAATTTCTGGTACCCGACGACATGGTTTTTGGGGTCTCTATCGGCCTCCTCAATGACCCCTTTTGCCGTCCACGTTTCGAGCATGTCTTTCACCAACTCGCGTTCTAGT